CCGGCAACTGTCCACACCCCCCACTCCCACGCCTGTTCCTCCCAGCGGGCACCCGCCCGGCTTCAAAAAATTCGGGAAACTTATCCTCTCCGTTCGCATAGTTATTAAATACACCAGCCAAACAATAGAAGCCGGAGGCGGGGACGGAAGCGTAGGCGGAAGGAGGACCCCCATGGATATTTTTAAACGGATAGCGGAGCACCGGACGGAGAAGGAGCAGCTGGCGTGGACGGGGACTTTCGTGGACTATATCGAATTGATTCGCAAGCAGCCGGGCCTGACGATGACTGCCCATGCCCGCGTCTACGAGATGATCGCGTCGCACGGCGTTACCGAAGAGGGCGGCACGCGGAAATACCGGTTTTTCGAGAACGACATTTTCGGGCTTGATCGCGCGCTGGAGAAGCTGGTGGAAGAATATTTCCATTCGGCGGCCCGCCGGCTCGATGTGCGCAAGCGAATATTGCTGCTGATGGGACCCGTCAGCGGCGGCAAATCGACGATTGTGACGCTGCTCAAGCGGGGGCTCGAGCGATTTTCCAAAACGGATCGCGGTGCGGTTTACGCCATCAAAGGCTGCCCGATGCACGAGGAGCCGCTGCACCTGATTCCCGGCGAGCTGAGACCCGACATCGAGAAAGAGCTCGGCGTACGGATCGAAGGGACGCTGTGCCCGTCATGCCAAATGAGGCTCGAAACCGAATACGGCGGCCGGATCGAAGACGTGCTGGTCGAACGTGTGCTCATCTCCGAGGAGCAGCGCGTCGGCATCGGCACGTTTAGCCCGTCCGACCCGAAATCGCAAGATATCGCCGACTTGACGGGCTCGATCGACTTCTCCACGATTACCGAGTACGGCTCCGAATCGGACCCGCGCGCGTACCGGTTCGACGGCGAGCTGAACAAGGCGAACCGCGGCATGATGGAGTTTCAGGAAATGCTCAAGTGCGACGAGAAATTTCTGTGGAACTTGCTGTCGCTGACGCAGGAAGGCAACTTCAAGGCCGGCCGCTTCGCGCTAATCAGCGCTGACGAGCTCATCGTCGCGCACACGAACGAATCCGAGTACAAGGCGTTCATCGCCAACAAGAAAAACGAGGCGCTCCAGTCGCGGATGATCGTGATGCAGATTCCGTACAATTTGCGCGTCAGCGACGAGGAAAAAATTTATCACAAGCTGATCAAGCAGAGCGACATGTCGCACATTCATATCGCGCCGCATTCGCTCAGAGCCGCCGCCATTTTCTCGATTCTGACCCGGCTCAAGGAAAGCAAGAAGCAAGGCATGGATCTCGTGAAAAAGATGAAAATGTACGACGGCGAAGCGGTCGAAGGCTACAAGGACGCGGACCTGAAGGAAATGCAGAGCGAGTATACGGAGGAAGGGATGACGGGCATCGACCCGCGCTATGTCATCAACCGCATTTCGAGCGCTTTGATTCGCCAGGACCTTCAGTGCATTAACGCGTTAGACGTGCTGCGGGCACTCAAGGACGGCCTCGACCAGCATCCTTCGATTACGAAGGAGGAGCGGGAGCGGTATCTCAACTTCATCTCCGTCGCCCGCAAAGAATACGACGAGCTGGCCAAAAAAGAAGTGCAAAAAGCTTTCGTCTATTCGTTCGAGGAATCGGCCAAAACGCTGTTCAACAACTACCTCGACAACATCGAATCGTATTGCAACTGGACGAAAAATAAGTTACGATGATATGCACAAAAGAAGTTCGATAACCAAGCGCCTCTAACTCATTGTTGGAGGCGCTTTAATTCATCCATCGATATAATCTTAACCCCATGAATTGTTTATCATTTATTATCCTTCTGGACAATTAATCTTCTGATCGCTACTATAAGCCTGGGTAATTCATGAGAGCTTCTGCTGCTACAACTCTGGGATTTAAATCACCGTCAGCAATTTTCATAAGCGCTTCAGCTAGTAGATCGAGCATATCGCATTTCCACTCATCGTCATGAACCATGTCAACATATTCCTTCAATGGAATGACGAGTTCTTTTGTTTCGGACTCAAGTAGGTCTCGAAGTTGAGTCCGAATTTCTTGCTTCCTTTGTTTTACATACTGTTTATGTTCATCCCACTCAGACCAGTTGATTTTCATCTAGAACTGCTCCTTATTTTTGGTCATGTAATTCAATTTCAAGCTCGAACTCAAAAGGTCCCTTCCAATGTCGTTCTCGATTGTAACGCATTACCTTAATGATGGATTTAAGAATTTTGTTCTTTTCCTCTGCGTTTATGGCTTTTCTGTAAGCGATAAGCCCATTCTCCAGTCTAGGAATAGAAGAGGTCGCACTTTGTAACCTGGACATCTCAAGATTCGCTTTTTGCTCAGCCTTGATTAATTCCACCTCAAGGTGCTTAGTTTTAGAAGTGATATCATTCATGCGTTCGAGAAAAGTTTCCTTATCATAAATGCCATCCTCGTAGGCTTCGTGAGCTGCTGATTTTCTGCGGTTCTCTTTCTGTATCTCCTCTTTAATTTTTTCAATACGCTTTAAAGAGAGTTGTACTACTGCCTCAATATCATTTTTTTCCGATTCAAAAAAACGGCTTTGACTTTTCATGGCTATCAATATTTTCTCTATTTGCTCAAGCATCACTTGTTCAACTTTATGTGTTGCAATTCTTTTCTGATAGCACCTGGGTGTATTGCAGAATAGCCATATGCCGTTTCTTTCGGTGGGATTGTTGGCAACCATGGCATTACCGCATTTTTTACAACGCAGAACAGTTGCGAACATATTTATCATTTCTCTATCCTGACGAACAGGGGCGGTAATCCTTTCTTTAATGAGAAGCTGGACTTTGTCCCATATCTCCGGATCAATGATGTACGGATGAGCATTTTTGACCACAATCCATTTATTCGGATCATCTATTTTCTTTGTTTTGTAAGTCCCATCTTCCTGTTTCGTCCATTTAACACGGCCGTTTACCTGATCCCCTTTATATTTGGGATTGCTCAGAATTTTTCGTACAGTAACATGAGACCAACCGCCAGACTTTCCGCGGGGAGAAGGTATGTTCATTTCAGTTAACATTTCCGCTATTTTAACCCTTCCGAAACCTTCCAGACACCAAGCGTATATTTGACGAACGATCTTAGCCTCTTCTTCATTAATTACCAAGAATCCATTTTTACCCTTTCGATAACCGTACGGAGCCTTGGTAGCCAATTCTTTGCCGCTCTTAGCCGCGGCAATTTTCCCACGTGTTAGTCGCCGGCGTATTTGTTTATATTCCATTCTGGCAAGAAAAGTTTTAACCTCAACGCCAAATTCCCCGGACTCTTCATTCATGTTATACTGCTCGGAAGGTGTGATGATCAGGGTATCACTCTCTTTAAAGGCCCGTTCAATCCGGCCCTGATCCATCTTATCTCCACGGCCCAAACGGTCGATATCCATGACAAGAACGGCGTCATACTTCATTGACTTTACGTTCGCGAGAAGGGTTTGCATTTCAGGCCGTTCAGCGATATATTCTCCGGAAACGAGCTCTTCAAAAATGTCGATTACATTAAATCCTTCCCGCTTTGCAAGTGCTAACAACTCGGTGCGATGTTTCGAAAGCGTGTCGTAGGATTCACCGCGTGCAGCAGCTTCCTTCTCCTGAATAACATCTGAGCGTGATTTGCGTATGTAGATAGCAACATCCAGTGTCTTTAGTGCTTTCAAATTGCAATACACCTCGCAAGAAAAATATAAGTCCCTGAGGGACTTTTAACTTCATTGTATATTTGGAATCAATTGTAATCAACACCTATTTTCTTACTTCTGTCTTTCAATTTGTTCCGAAATTTTTGCATTTTTTTCTTAATCTGAGACAAAAAAACATCTTGGACAATGCTGGGATCAATATGTTCTGAGTCTTCTCTGGCTCTATTCCGCATTATAATTTCTTTAATCATTGTTCCAAAAAGAGAGGCCATAATCTTTGTGATACTTGCTCGCAAAGAATCATTTGTGGGAGTTTGGACGAAATACAGATTGTTCCATGTCTCATCGAAGTGCTTTATTTTTGTGATGTTCACAACATTTGTTGAATCAAAACTAATCAATCCTAAAGAGTGGCTTTCGAATTCGCCTAATCGAAGGAAGTCATAATATTTGTGACCATCATTTGTATAATAAATAAACCTTCGATTTTCTATTGAAACCATCCGTAAATCATCAATCAAATCTATGCAAACCCAGTTGCCTTTATCATCTGATGCAAGGATCTCCTCATCAATGCTTCTAAGGACAGTTCTTTTATATTCGCTCATATTTACCCTCAATTAGAGAATTGAAAATTTTATTCCATCTATTGATTATTGTCAATATTTATTTATCCGTTTGAAAGTTGTTTACTTACTGTGAAAAATCAAATACATTAATCATAGGGAAATGGTGCCCTTTACATACATAAAGGACACCGTTATTCCATCCATAACCCGTGGAGACTATTCCGAGGCAGCTGTGACCGCAGTTGCCTCGAACACGTAATGCGGTAAATCAGGCGATAAGGTAAGCATTGATAAAAGCATTTTGCACACTATTCGGAAATGAGATTCCTCGAGTAATTCGTTAATAACCACATGCTTTCGAGCCATAGTGCAAACATAAAATCCGGCAATGATTCCACTCATTTGTTTCCTATGAAACTTAACTCCCAATTCTAACAACGCTTTTTCATCTTCTGTCATCATAGGGCAAATACCTCTTGATTGAAGTTTTTTCCGGATTCAAAAATCAAAGTGACTGCAAACGTATAGGCATCACCTTTTTCAATATATGTAAATTGTTGTATCATATCCGATGATAACATAGCACAATTATGTAATATAGACTCGATTCAGCGCCTGAATCGGGTCTATTTTTATATTGACAAATTGTTATATTTGTGCTCGTGAAAAATATTGGTTGGAGTAAGTGTTCTCATTATAGCAAACATACGTTCGTGTGTGAAGCAAAAAAAAAGAAGGCAAGTTTAAAAATTATTTTTCAGAACCGCCTTTACTTTCCAGATCATCCATAAACAAACCTCGAAGGATGTTACGAATTTGCTTTCTTTCACTTTCGTTTAATGGAATTCCCCTAAACATTAAACGTTCTTTGTTCATCACATATTCTTCCAAATCAATAGGAACATCTTTACTTAATGTAATCTCATCTCTTCCGAGTAGAAAATCGATACTTACTCCATAAAAGTCTGCTAATTTTTGTAATGTTTCGAAATCCGCTTCGGTACTATCTGTTTCATACCTTGCATAAGATGCTCTGTTAATTCCCAGGCGATTAGAGACTTCTTGCTGTGAAAGATTCTTTTTGGCGCGGAGTTTTTTTAAAGTTTCTCCAAAAGTTCTCATGGTACCCCTCGATGAAAAAAATGATTTTATTTTATTATACGTGAAAAAAATTCACAAAAAAACAAATGTGAAAATATAAACACATGGCATATTGACTGTGAAAAAAAATGCACTATATAACTTTGTGTATAAAGTTCACAAAGGAGGTGCCTGCAACAATGAATGAGTGGCTCGCTGAAAAAAGAAATATAAAAGGATTGACTCATGAGCAGGTTGCCGAACTGGCGGGTATAGAAAGGTCCTACTATACAAAGATCGAGAATGGCCTAACGCCAAGCGTCAAAGTTGCTAAAAGTATTGCAGCTGTTCTCGATTTTAACTGGATTATTTTTTTTGAGGCGAAATGTGAAAAAAACGCACAAACAGAAATCATAGCCTAATACATGCTTCGGGGAGGTGATTTTCATGTCCAGTTCTGCTGCTCGAGCTCATATCCATAGTATCAGGGGTGATGAGCGAGTGACTGAAAAACCGAGTAAAACGGTCATTGCGCATAATGGCCAAACAAAGGTCACGTTAATCGGCAACTGGTTTTTCATGGATGCAGCGGAGATCGAACGAGAATACATGGCTGGGCTTGCAGCCGGAGATCCGTTTTTTCGCAACATCAATAATGTCCTCTGCTCAATTCGAACTAATAGTGATTCCAGTAACTGACATATTTAGTTTAGCCAAAAACCTTGTGACAATAAACCCTGTTTTTGTCACAAATTCTTTAAAGGAGGTGAATGAAGACGATGGGTTTGGCAGCAATTGAACGTGAAACGCGTAGAAGAACCGGCTTAAGTCAAGAAAAGTTCGGAAGATTGCTAAACGTTTCTCGAAGCCTTGTAGCAATGGCCGAAGTTGGAAAGCGATCATATCCAGAGGAATGCGATAAGAAGCTTTCCTCATTGTCATGGAAAAAGGCTCTTCAAATCGCTGATGACCGGTCTAATGGCTACATAACAAATATTTTGAAATTATTCCCGAATATGGACTTGCATCCGGCGGCTTTGAAAGAAATCCTTCTTCGGGATCTGGAAACCGCTCATAAAGAGCTGGAGGAATTACAAGTGGCCAAGCATTTTGATACCGAAAAGCGGAAGGCTAAGGCAAAACAAATCTATGTGAATCTGCTCAAAGTGGAGAGTGTTTCGGCCGTAATCCGTGGAGTTTTCGAGGATGAGTTTCAGTTAAATCGTGAAGAAATCATGAAAGAATTTGAAAAGCAAATTAAAAACAAGAGGTGATCCAAATCATGATGAACGCGGCGCTAAAACAACCGAAAAACGATCAGCAACCATTAATATCGGAAATTCAAAGACTTAGGAACCAAGTATCTGAACTAAAGGCCCGCAATGCTGCTCTAGAGACCGAGAATACGTTTCTCAGCCTTATCGGAAGATCGGCGGTGGAATATGGACAAAAGAGAGGTTATTAAGGAAGTCATTCTTGTGCCGACCGTTATGCTGCTGATGATTGTTGAAGTTCTATTCTTTGGAGTCTTAATAAAGTAAAGGGGCGTGCGTGCATGTTCGATCCACGGCAGTACATTTTAGATACTGTTCATAACCCAAGGCCAGCATCTGTGGAAATTTGGGCAACTCGAACTGAGAAGCTCTTGAATGTCGAAAAGCACATCAACCGACACCTTACAGTGGAAGAAAAGAAGATATTGACCTGGTTGGCAACAGGTGAGCCTCACGTTGTAGAGATGCTAAGTAGTTTATTCGATGAAATTGCCGGACAAAAAAGAAAAACAACCGCTGGCCGCAGTTGTTAATGAAAATCCTCCGCTAAGAGTCTTTTCGTTTCCCATTTTACTCTATTCGCTGCTGGGAGGTCAATGTCATGGTTGATCCGTCCGAACAATTTCGATGGTTAGAAGGCAAGCGAATTGAATGCATTCACCGAATTGTTTTGACCATAAAATGCCTCGGTTGGGACATGGATACCGCCGTTAGACATGCTTTGGCAAAATCTGATGGGATCCAATTTACGTATTGCCGAAATCCTGATCGAATTTCTGATTTGCAGTTTCACCGGCTAAAACAAGATGCTGAGGCTTATCTCGAGCATCTCAACAATTCAGTAGACAAGCCTTACGAAAGGAGACCTGTTTATGAGCCTCACCAAGGTAGAGCCGGACGTGATGGACTCCTTTTCAAATCCACCGGAGCTTTATCTCCAAATTCTGAAGCCAGTCGGAAAATGCGCATATAGTCGTTGTCGTGAAAATATCTATCCAGGGGATTCCTGCTGGATACATGCCGACGAACATTATTGCAATGCAGTGCACTTTGCACTAGAACAGGGCGCCGAGAAAACGATCGCCTAATAAGAAGGGATAACAACCATATGGTTACTGTGCAGGAAGTAAGCGATGTTGAAATCGCATTTGGCGGCAATATGAAGAATCTGCTACCCGATTATCATTCAATCCCCGAAGAGTTTCGTAATGATCGTACCAAGTGGAACAAAGTGTTTGCTGATTGGTTTTATTGCGGTCTTAAAATGTTGTCTGGGCTCCAAAAGAAGGAGTCGATACCCAAAAGGCTCTCCGTCACATAAAAGCGATCATGGCTTCTTGGGAGCCAAAACATGAGCATAAAGAGGCCGGCGTCGCATATCTGTTGAGCCAATTTTTCCACGATGTTACATATGAACGAGCAAAGTGATTTTTTTACCATCAAATCTATGAATCTATCCTATGAAAATCATGGAGGTACCCATAATGATGAAAGCCACTGGGATTGTAAGAAAAGTTGATGAGCTCGGCCGTGTCGTTCTTCCGATCGAGCTTCGCCGGACGCTGGGGATCGGCGAAAAAGATGCGCTCGAAATTTACGTTGATGACGAGCGGATCGTTCTTAAAAAATACGAACCGTCTTGCATCTTCTGTAGCAATGCTGACAATGTGTCGTATTTCAAAGGCAAATTGATCTGCGGCAGCTGCTTGGCCGATATGCCGGCGCCAGTTGGATCGAAGAAAGCGGTTTGACGGTATCTGGTGAGGGCGCGCCGCGCGCGCGCCTTCGGAGATGCTGCCAAGCATCAGAACAATAGGGAAGGAGGTTCACACCTTGATAAAACAAACCATGGAAGAATGGCGCACGGAAGCGAAAGAGCGATTCGGGGAAAAGACGGCAGATTGGCGTTTCATTTGCCCGCGATGCGGAAATGAACAAACTCCCCGCGACTTCGTAGAGAAAGCCGGAATGAAAGCAGAGGATGCGGCCAACACATCGTACCAAGGCTGCATTGGTCGTGAAGTGAAGGGAATCGGTTGCGATTGGGCGGCTTATGGACTGTTTGGCACGCTCGGCAAAGGGCGTATCGTCATTGCTCCAAACGGAAAGGAAGTCGAAGTGTTCGACTTTGCACCAATACAAGTAAAATAACCCCGCCTGCCAGCGGGGCCATATCTAATATCGTTAGTCCTATCATATCACGGTAGGGCGGAAAGGGGCAATATGAGCTCGGGTTTTTCAATTGACATGGCCTCGGAACAAGTCGAGATCAGAGTTGATCCAAGACAAACGTATTCTCCAGCAACGCTCGTTTTGCGTGGGAAAACTTTCGGTCTTGTACTGCAAGCGAGAGACGAACAACTTGCCGACATTGGAGATGCCATCAATCGTCATCTTAAAAGCATCCGTTACCATGAAATACCGGACCATCAGAGTAAATTGAATCATGAATATGAACCGGAGGCTGCCCATGAAACCGAAACATAGCAAACCGGATTCCCGCGGAATGATGTATGTCGCCTGCTCGGAATGCGCGCGCGGCGGTAACGGCGATCAAAGCTGCAGTTCCGGCTGGCAGATCAAACGAGGCGGCCCGGAGAAAGGCGCTTGCTTTTCCGGTAAGTTGCTTGACAAATTCACGGAAAGTGAGGCAACCGCATGAAAGAGATCAAACTCCTCAAACTCACGCTTCGAAATTTCAAAGGCATTAAAGAGTTCGTGTTAAGCCCAGACGGAGGCGATATCTCTGTGTATGGCGATAATGCCGCCGGCAAGACGACCCTTTTCGATGCGTTCGTATGGCTCTTATTCAACAAGGATAGTATGAACCGCGCCGACTTCGAGATTAAGACACTAGACGTCGCCGGCCAGCCGGTACATTTCCTCAATCACGAGGTCGAAGCTGTGCTGATGATCGATGGCCGCCGCAAGACGCTACTCAAATCATACGCCGAGAAATGGACTAAGAAGCGCGGATCCGTTACACAGGAGTTTAGCGGACACGAGACAACGTATTATGTTGACGGCGTACCTTTCAAAAAAACGGAATACGATGCAACCGTAGGCGCTATTGTGAACGAGAACATCTTCAAGCTACTCACGAATCCTGCATTTTTCAATGAGCAGCATAAATGGCAGGATCGCCGCAAGATCCTCTTGGAGGTATGCGGCGACGTCAGTGACGCCGAGGTCATCGCCAGCAACGATGCACTTTCCGCGCTGCCGGACATCCTCGGCGATCGAAGCATCGACGATCATCGCAAGGTGATCGCCGCGCGCCGATCCAAGATTAACGACGAGTTGGAGAAGATTCCGATACGCATCGACGAGGTGAGTCGATCGAAGCCCCAGCCCGACGGCGACCGGACGGAAATTCAAGCCCGTATTGATGCACTGCAGCAGCAGATTACCGACAAGCAAGACGAACTGGCTCGGCTGCAAAACGGCGGTGAGGTGGCGGTTAAGGAAAAACGACTGCGAGAACTCGAGGGCGAGCTGCTGCAGTTGAAAAACAAACTCCAAGCCGGCACCATGCAGATCATCGAAGCGAAGCGCATGGATGTCGCACGCCTGCGCACGGACCTTGAGACGGTCAAGTACGAACGCACAAAGATCGCTAATCGAATCTCCACGAACAGCGAAACAATTGAACAGAAAAAAGACGAGGCATCACGACTTCGGAAGCAGTGGTCGGAGGTCAACAGCGAGCAAATTCAGTATCATCACGACGAGAATTGCCCTACTTGCGGTCAAGCACTGCCTGCAGACCAAGTTGCAGCGGCACACGAGAACGCACAGGCGTCGTTTAACCTCTCCAAGTCACAACGGCTTGAGCAGATCAGCTTACGAGGCAAGGCAGCGATGGCAGAAGCCAAACGGCTGGAGGAAGAAAATGAAAGTCTTTCGGCCACGCTTGAGACGGCGACGAAGCATGCAGCAGACAAGGAAGCGGAGCTTCTTGCCGCACAGGACGAACTGACGGCGTTGCAAGCGGGCATGACTGTTGTTGAGTCCGATCCGAACTACATGGCCAAGCAAGAAGAGATCGCAACTGTACGCCGTGATATTTCCGCTCTCCGCTCGTCGGCACAAGGGGCAATCGAGGAGGTTCGACTCGCTCTAGCCGGTCTAAGAACTGAGCTTGAGAAGCAACAGAGGGCGTTTGCTGCCTTCAAGCAAGTCGAAGAGGCAGACCGTCGCATTGCCGAACTGGCGAAGCAGGAGAAGGATTTGGCTGCCGAATACGAGCGGTTGGAGCAAGAAAATTTCCTGACTGAGGAGTTCATTCGAACAAAAGTGGCATTGCTTGAGTCCAAGATCAACAGCAAATTCAAGCTCGCCCGATTTAAACTCTTCGAACAACAAATCAATGGTGGCGTTGCAGAATGCTGCGAGACGACATATAACGGTGTTCCTTATAGCGGCGGCCTGAACAATGGCGCCCGCATCAACGTCGGGCTCGACATCATCAATACACTCGCAGAACATTATGGCGTCACAGCGCCGATCTTCGTCGACAACGCCGAATCCGTTACCAGTCTGATCGAAACAAAGGGGCAGCAAATTAGACTCATTGTGCCGCCTAAATACGATGAACTTCCACTTGAAGTTAGAGAGTATTTGAGCACGCTTTATGGTGACTACGAAAAAGCGCTGAATGCTTGGAAAACCAAAAATAAACAGTTGCGCGTCGACTATGGCACAACCACAACTATCAAGGAGGCGGTATAACGTGTCAACTATGTCTACTGGTCTCACTAAAGTAAATGATGCTTTTCTGCCCATGATCGAGCAGCAGCTCGTCGGGAATGGCATCAATATGGATGGATATTCGCGGCAATGCGTTATGGCAGCCCTATCCGCTATGAATGCGGTACTAGATTCGAAGGGACTATCTTGGAATGATCCCCAACTCGATCGTAACAACGTGACACAAACCCTTTTGACGGTTGCGGCGCTCAAACTGAATGCAGCTGCAAGCCCGCGCGAAGTTTTCTTTCAGTTGCGAAACGTACAAATCAAGTCAAAGGACGAACATGGGAAAGAAATTACCGTTTGGAAAAAGCAAATCGAAATGGGGATCGAAGGCGATGGTAACGACGCCATCCTCGCCCGTTTCGGACGGAACGTGAAAGAAGTCCGTCAGTTCTGGCTCATCCGCGATGGTGACGATTGGGAATACCCTCAATTTAATGGACTAGAAATGACCCCTCCTAAATGGACGCCAAAAGGGCGTGGTGAAGTCGTCCGGGTCGTATATCCGATCATTCGTATGTTCGGTGACAGAGAAATTATCGAATATTACATTTCCGAGCGCGACGACGTAACGAAGAATCTCATCGCTCATATCAATAACAACCTCATGAATGAAACTTTCGGCATCGTGGGTAAACGCTACGACGCAACTCCTGATCAAAAAAAGAAAATCGATGCAAAAAAAGCGGAGATCCTGAATAAAGCAAAGGAACTAGGATTGGGTGCCCTTGACGACCCGGAATTGCAAAAATGGATTAGCCCAGCATGGACTGAGTTCCAAAGTCGCGAGGCCATGATTATACGCAAAATGCGAAATAACATCGTCAAGAAGATTCCCAAGGATTTCGGAAACGCCTTCATCGAGATGATCCATAGCGAGGCTACCGATGACTCAATGGCGGCCGCCAGGCGCGAAGTGGAACAGAACGCAAATAAAGAAGTGATTGACGTCCAAAGCAATCCAGTAAATGAGCCGGCTGCACCCGTAGCGGAGCATTCGGATCCGGAATCGACACCAACCAGTCATTCCGAGCATCCTTTTTCGGACCCGACGGGAAAGCCAACTGATGATACTGTCGCCCAACAGGATCTGTTCATGCAAGAAGAGATCGAGCGCGCTACAGCGGCTGCAGCTTCAGATGGACCAGGATTCTGATGATCGACATTCAGCCGCTCGGATCCAGCAGCGCTGGCAATGCTTACCGTATATCTGACGGTAAGACGGCCTTGCTACTGGAAGCCGGCATCCGCTTCACCGACCTCCGGCGCGCTCTTGGCTTCCGCGTTTCGGACATCGCCGGCTGCCTCATCTCTCATGAGCATGGTGACCATTGCAAGGCGGCGGCAGATCTGGCGAAGGCAGGCGTCGACATCTACGCCTCCGAAGGAACGCTGTCCGCCCTGAAACTGCCACAGCACCGCAGCCGGACCATACGGGCTAAAGAGCAGTTTATGATCGGTACCTGGACGATCATGCCGTTTGATGTGGAGCACGACGTAGCGGAGCCGCTAGGATTTCTTCTGATGAACGAGCAGTTGGAAAAACTCGTTTTCATCACCGACAGCTTCTATTGCCGGTACCGATTTTCCGGACTCACACACATCATGATCGAGACGAATTTTAGCGAGCGCATATTGGATGAGAACATTCTAGCTGGCCGCGTGCCGGCAGTCATGAAGTCTCGGCTGCTGCGTTCGCATTTCAGTCTCGAGAACGCCAAAGAGTTTTTTAAAGCAAACGATTTAAGCAAAGTGCAGGAGATATGGCTCCTTCATCTCTCGGATACAAACAGTGACGAAGCGCTCTTCAAGCGCGAAATCCAGGAGCTCACTGGCAAACATGTGCTGGTTGCTCAAAGATAGGTGGTTATGAAATGAAAAACGGAAAAAGACCAACGAAAGCGCAAAAGATCATCATGATCGCAGCCCAATTGGATCCGGATGATTGGCTGGTAGTGAAGAACCTCTCCGGAGAGATGCATATTGTTCACCGGCAGACGGAGCAAAAAAAGATCATACCGGCTTAGGGGTTGAAGGCAATGCCACAAGTCTTTATCGACCGATTTTATAATCTACCTGCTGGACCCTGCATTAATTGCGAACATGTTATAGAATCACAAATCTATTATTACTGGCAAGAACGCAACGTTTACTTGTGCTCTGATTGTTTGCTTGCGCTTTACGAAAGGTGCTTTACAATTCCTCGTTTTTCTGAAAACTCGGCTGAAAAATATCGTAAAGCGAAAATACCTGAGAGCCTTCGTTGGAAGATATGGGAAAGGGATGATTTTACTTGCCAGTATTGCGGCACTCGTACCAACCTGACAATTGATCATGTAATTCCAGAAGTACAAGGTGGATCGATGGTTGAAGAGAATCTAGCTACTGCATGCATCACCTGTAATACCCGAAAGGGGGGCAGAACGCCGGATCAAGCCGGCATGAAGCTCCTTAAAGACCAAAAGTAAGGGAAGGTGGTGATGGGTGGCTGGTTACATAAAGGACCATCGAAAGGAACTCGACAGCGATATATGGGCCATGCCACCTCTATATCATAGGGTATGGCAGTACTTGAAGTACAAGGTTAACCATGATGCTGCAGAGATTCCGATGCGAGATGGTAGCCGGTTTAAACTCGAACCAGGTCAGCACCTGACCAGTATTCGTGCGATTGCCAAAGGGGTAGGTTGGTACGAAGGACGAGTTTGGAAAGAACCGAATCCGAAGACGATCGACACGATAATCCGGTGGCTCGAAAAATCAGAAATGATTCGAGTTGACCGCGATAAGGGTAACAAAGGATATACGCTAATAAGCCTTATAAATTGGGCATTCTATCAAACGGAAACTGTTTCTAGTAACAACAAAGTAACGATAGAGAAACAGTCCGTGGATATAAACAATAATAATAAAGAATTTAATACTACTACCACTACCGACGCGGAACCAAACAGTTCGCCGATTGACCCGTTCACTGGACAACCAAAGCCGGCGTATATCGTTTTGCAGGACACCTTTTGTGAAATGCATCAAAAAATCGATATCAACCTGACGCAGAAAGAGCGGCTACTCATGAAGCAGATGGTTGATGGAGATAAAATTCCTGTCCAACTGATCATCAGAGTCATGAAGGATGTCTATGGCGAACGAACCGCGGAGGGAACAGTGATCACGTCGTTCCTGTACTACAAGAACCCAGTCTATGACGTTTGGCGCAAAGAGCAAGCCTTAACTGACTTCGTACCAACCGAAGCGGTCGCCCTAGGCGCTTCCCAAACTGATCCCGTGCCATTCGGGACCGTCGCCCCGGGAAGCACTCGCAAGAGCCAAAGACAAAAACTAGACGAGCTATATCGACTCGAGCAGGAGGAGCTAAGAAATGACTCGACTAGAGACGATTAAGCTGTTTCGAATGATCACCATCGCCTACCCCATGTTCGACGGCACTGATACAGACAAAATAGCATTCTGGCACGAGCAAATGAGAGATGTGTCCTTGGAATCTGCAGTTCAAAACCTGAAAATATATGCAAGGACTGAAAAATTCCCTCCGTCGATAGCAGACCTCAGCCGGTCTACTGAGCCCGAAAAAGACTTCTCGTCACAATATCACGAGAGTATGAGGGGTCAGGCCCAGCAGCACCTCACGAACCTGGAGGAATGGCGAGAAAAGGCTGTAGGGCCGACACCAGAACAACGGGAAAGGGTGCGTGCGATCTTTGCAAAACGAAAGAATTGATTTACCACTGCCGCACAACCTAGAAGCGGAGCAGGCAGTTCTGGGCGCCATTCTGTTAGAGAATGAGGCTTTCGACGCCGCCGACGAAAAGCTGATCGGGGATGAATGGTTTTCCGGTGCTCATGATCGCATTTATCAGGTAATGCGCAACATGCGAGATGATAGTGAGCCGATCGACTTGGTTACTTTGACGGCGAGGTTACAGGAAGCCGGTCAATTGGAGGCCGTCGGTGGCGTCGGGTATCTAGGTGCTCTTGCCAAGGCAGTTCCGACCGCAGCGAATGTCGAGTACTACGCCGGAATCGTTGCGGAAGAGTCCGCAAAGCGGAGAAACATTCTCGAGGCTAAAGCACTTTTCGAGGCCGCAAAGAAAGGCGGGGACCCAGCGGAACTAGCGGCCGCCATGTCTGATAAGGCAGCGGCACTGGCGGATCGGACGGCAAAAGGAAGAGATTTCCGCAGCATGCGTGAAGTCATGGAAGATACTTTCGAAATCATTGAGCAGCGCTATACATCTCGTACACACTCCGGCGTCACAGGCATACCTACTGGTTATGATGACCTAGATCGTATGACTGGAGGTTGGCAAAAGAGTGACCTGATTATCGTCGCAGCCCGTCCATCTGTCGGTAAAACGGCGTTTGCACTTAATACCGCTGAACATGCAGGCATTCGTGCGAGGAAAACAGTAGCAATATTCAGCGAGGAAATGTCTTACACACAACTTGGACAACGAGCGATCAGTGCAGAGGCTAATGTTGATGCAGGCCGCCTCCGGACCGGTTACCTTGAGGGCGATGATTGGGAAAAATTGACCCTGGCGATGGGGGAACTATCAGAGGCAAATATTTACATCGATGATACTCCCGGCATCGCCGTTTCCGATATTCGTGCGAAGAGCCGGCGCCTCAAGAAACGAGTTGGGCTGGACATGATTCTTATCGACTATCTGCAACTTGTTACGGTACGCGGCCGGCGCGAGAATCGGCAGCAGGAAGTGTCGGAAATATCCCGCACGCTGAAACAGATCGCGCGCGAGCTCGATGTGCCGGTCATCGCGCTATCCCAACTCAGCCGGGGCGTAGAGCAGCGGCAGGACAAGCGACCGATGATGTCCGATCTCAGAGAGTCGGGCGCCATTGAGCAAGACGCGGATATTATCGCCTTCCTGTATCGCGACGACTATTACGACAAGGAATCCGAGAAGAAGAATATCATCGAAATCATTATCGCCAAGCAACGGAACGGGCCAGTCGGGACGGTTGAACTCGCGTTCTTGAAGAATTTTAACAAGTTCGTGAGTCTCGATAGGACGCACCATTCGGCCACATCCTCAACCCATAGGGAGGAAGTAAGCGATGAAAAAGCTGCGGATACCTGGTATGGAGGCCGGCGCCGAAGATAACATGACTGAGCTTTACTGGGTGGCATGCAATCCGTCATTCGATTTGGATATTCGTTACTCGGCAGTCCATCAAATGCTTGCTCATAAACACATAAACAGCTATCTGAAGTATGGAATTCCTTACAGCAACCGTGACGCATATATAATTCGCTCAATCACAGATAATCGAATGGTTGCCAATACACTAGGACGAACGCCCAGAGCTATTCGGGAAAAGCGTTATGCAATACATAGAAAATCCGGCTATTCGGAAAATCGTGTTGAAAGCTTAAAACCAAAAAACCATTTATGAAAGAAAATGGGTTTAATTAATTCAAATATTAGGGGGGTTTTTTATGATACCTGTCAGCAGTATTAAACTCCAAAATCATATTGATGAAGAGAAAAAGAAACATATGTTATGGGCTTTTCTCGCATCCCATGGATCTGGTGAAGGTGGATACTATCAAGGTTATTTAGCTGCTTTACGGGATATTGAAGAAAATATGAAGAGCGGAAAGCTGGACTTAGTATGAGTAGTTATTTGGAAATTGAATAGACCGTTTCAACCCTAAAATCCGAATACCCGAAAATCCAAAGGAGGCAGGCTATCGTGTCAATCCAGGTAAGATTGTTGCAAAGCATCATGGATTTCCGCAAAAAAAACTTCAACCTCACTCAGGAGCAATTCGCTGAGTTGTACGAAGATCGTTTTTCGGTGTCAGTTGAATTGGTACTTGATGCAGTGAAAAAAGCGGAAAAGGACGATGCTCCTCCGGTTGACGACGACCTCCTTTATTCCTTGGGTGAATATTACTCAAGCCAATATGTTGAGAAAAATAAACCTTGGGTTCGGGAAATTCCTTTCGCCGAATGGATGCAGCGGCAACTCAATTCGGGAGGGCATATCGATGTCGGCCAACTCTAAAATCGAATGGACAGACCACACATTCAACCCATGGGTAGGTTGTATGAAGGTGAGCCCAGCATGCGACCACTGCTATGCCGAGGCATGGGCGAAGCGTACCGGGCAAGTAGATCTATGGCGGGGCAGACGGCACAGGACGAGCCTTCAAAACTGGAATCAACCGCGGAAATGGAACCAGCGACATAAACATTTTTTCGCTGAACACGGCCGCAAGCAGCGAGTTTTTTGCGCAAGTTTGTCTGACGTGTTTGACAATTCGGTACCGGAGAAATGGCGCGATGATCTTTGGCAGTTGATCCGCGATACTCCAAATCTCGACTGGCTACTCCTGACGAAGCGGCCACAGAATATCGCGAAAATGCTGCCGGCCGATTGGGGAGCCGGATACCCGAACGTTTGGTTGGGGACGACGGTGGAGAATCAAGCGGAGGCTGACCGGCGGATCCCGCTGCTCCTGCAGACGCCGGCGGCGGTGCGGTTTCTATCATGCGAGCCGCTGCTGGGGGCGGTAAATCTGGTTCAAACAGGAGCAATGGGGTGCAACTGTCCCGATGTTGAATTAACAAATGGGACTACCGAGGAGAGTTGTTCCGGGCAATGTACGTTTTACAAGAATGCAATTGACAAATTAGGACGGATCGACTGGGTAATCGTAGGCGGCGAAAGCGGACCCGGCGCCCGGCCGATGCATCCAGATTGGGCTCGTGATATACGCGATCAATGCGCCGCTGCTGCCGTCCCGTTCTTTTTCAAACAGTGGGGAGAGTGGCGTGAGTCAGTTCCTGGAGAAATCATCTCCGGCCGTCAACAAAGCATGATCGTTTACGGCCACAAAAAGAACGTCGGTGTACTCCGATTTGGTAAGAAATCAGCCGGTCGCATACTCGACGGCCGCATATGGGGCGATTTCCCGATTGTCAGAGGTTCCTAATGGCACCGCGAGTCGGCGTTCCATGCTTCTGCGGCCGACTCAATCGCGTGGATGCCGAATGTACCGAGTTCACGTGCTTTTGCGGCATCACTCTGATTCGTATAGGTCCGGCGCCGGGACAATGGAAGCAGAAAAAGAGATCGAAGTACAACAACAAAAAAGTTGAAATCGATGGTCATGTATTCGATTCACAGGCTGAGGCTGATTATTATGTCTACTTGAAACAGCTGCAGGCAACCGGATTGGTACTCAGCTTTGAACTTCAGCCGCGGTTCACTCTTATAAAAGCCTTCCAAAAGAATGGGATTAAATTCCCGGAAAGAGAGTATGTCGCAGACTTCTTGGTTCATTATGCGGATGGACGAACCACTATCGAAGACGTAAAGGGCAAGGAGACTGAGGTTTTCCGGCTGAAACGTACCCTTTTCGAAGAACGATATCCCGACAAATGGTTGCGCTTAATTCGGAAAGTTGATGGTGCTTGGGTTGCGGACGATGATGTAGCGAAATCATTGAAACGGAAACGAAGAAAATCGAAAGGTCGGCGAGAATGATGGAAGTGAAAAAAATCGAAGTCGGATCAAAAGTAAAATGGGTAAGTCAATCTCAAGGAAGCGTTAAGGAAAAAGCCGGCATTGTACATGCGGTGGTCGAGGCGGGCGCGAACGCGATGTCTCTGCTTCCGACCGGTATAGTTAGTTCACAAATCAAATTCGACACCTGGCGTTCGTTGCATAAACGATACATCATAGCCGTTCCGCGCGGAGGTAAAAGCCAGAAGATCGACTATTATTGCCCGCGCGTCGGCGATTTACAGTTGAGGAATGACTGACTATGCCGACTTGGGTGAATGCACATCCTTGGCTTGCTGAAGCGGTAAAACAAGCGGGCGGCCAAGTGGTACGGATCGGGTCGAAGCCATGGGCGCACTTCAATGGCCCAGACGCCGTCGAAAGAGCCAAGGCAGTCGAGGACGTTTATGAGAAGGTGCATGGTTGGCGGCGAAGCGGAGTACGTCCGTGGCGAGAAGATCAGGACTTCGATTATGCCATTCGGTTGGATTGATAAGGGAGAGATGAATGCATGAAAAAGACTGACATTAAGGTTGGAGATACCCATCATAACGGAACAGATAAGTTGGTTGCTGACCGCAAGAATTATAGGGAACGACGTCTCTTTGAAATAACCGAAAAAAGCCCGTATTCGTGGGCTAAGCCACAACTTTGGGCAAAGTACATTGAGGTTCGCAAAGGTGATAGGCTGATCTTCCAACCGAAGGAGCAAATATGTACCCTGTCATCTTATGCTTCTTGGGCAAAAGGTATTGTGCAAAGCTGAATAACGAGGAACTTGGAGGTGGTATAAGTGGCAATTGAAGCACATAAATGCAATCAACCCGAATGTAAGGGTTTCGTGGTTTTCGAGAACGCCGACTTTGATCTTAAAGACATCCAGACCGACGAAAAGTATGGCTGCTACGCTTTTGATAGACCGCATTGTAGCGAATGCAGAAAAGAATTTCTTGTCATTCCGCATTACATCGTAATTGACGTAAATGACAAAGATTTTGGAGAATGGGAGCAAATTGAATCGGCTTGTATCACCGAATTTGAGCGACGCCAACGCGAATTGAAGATGCACGCAGGCTGAATATCGAAGGACATGACGGGTGGTAATGATATGTTCGAAGCAATCAAAGACGTCATTAAAGAGACATCGCAAAAGCTGAGTGAAGTCGCCGGAAATCGATGCCAGAAATGCCCTGCATTTTGGGAACAAGTCGATTATTGGGGCGAAGATGATGCTGGCTGTACCCTACATCGCGATCACCTCGAATTCTGCCCGTTGTCGCTTCTGCCGCAGGCAATCATGAAGCCTTATGTCAAATTCAAGGAACGACAGGAAGAAAGGTATTGGGAAAAATTATACGAACAGGAACTTGAAAAGGAGCGAGAAGAACATTTTCTTGACGGACAGGTTTGAATACTGAGGAACTTGGAGGGCTGACCCTTGAGCAATGAAACAACGAAGGCCCCAGAAGAAGAGGTTCATTACCAACTCTATAAACTGCTCGCGTTCGCCATACAAGAATTGAGCTATTTCGCAAGTGAGGATAAAATCGCCGAATGTTTAGAACTGCCAGGCTCTGCGCGAATTATTGCAAATAGAGCACAAATGGCGGTCAGTCGCATCGAGGAACAAGACCCTCATTTCTTTTCAGGATATATCAAATACCGTAAAAAGAAATGAACACCGACTGAATATTTAAGTACCATCACAGATGAAAGGATAACCCTGATACGGCCCCCGCTGCGCTAGGCGGATTCGGTCGGGTCGAAGAAAAGACAAGGACGGTGAATGAGATGCGAATAGGGATACTCGACATAGACACCAAAAAAGAGACGGATGGATTCGGGCGCAAGTCTAAGTATCCCAATATCGCGTGTGGCAAGATATATGGTTACCACAAGCTTAACGGCGACGAGGTAATTTACCCCTATAATGGCGAGAAAGTCGATCGTCTGTACATCTCTACTATCTTCACGGCAACACGCCCAATGATAAAGCGGATGTTGCCTTACTGGGAACAACGTGCTGATGAAATCCTGATCGGCGGAACCGGATGGGATGACTACACGAAAGCGCCGTATACCATAACCGGGCTTCCACCCGAGATTGAAGCCATACCACACATGAATTGGACATATGAGATGTACGACATTAATTACGGGATTGGGTTTACAACCCGTGGTTGTCATGTGGGCTGTTCGTTCTGTGTAGTCCCCAAGAAAGAAGGGATGACCGAATACCGCGATGTAACGGTAAAAGACTTGATTAACCCGCGCGGTAAGCATGTGATTCTGATGAATAACAACTCTCTGGCACATAAAGATTTTTACGAAGACATCGAGGAAATCAAGGAATACGGCTTAACGGTTCATTGGGATCAAGCGAATGACATTACTCTTGTCACGCCGAAGGTAGCTCAAGCATTAAGGTCAGTTGATTATCGTGGATTCGACGGAAAGAAAAAACAGTTGTTCTTCGCCTTTGATCTGATGACCAAGAAGAAGATAGACCCCGAAACCGGAGGAACAGTGACTTACGACATGACCAAAGTCGTGCCGGAACGGGTAAAACTTCTCAACGAATTCGGTATCCCATCACATCACCTAGTCTTCTATATGCTCATCGGCTTCAACACTACCGAGGAAGAGGACTTGGAGAGAGTAGAAATCCTACGGAGCCTTGGATGCGAGATTTACCCGATGCTGTACAGGGACTTAAACGGAAAAGTAGGAGTCGATTGGCGCGGTAATCCACAGCCGTTCCACGTTCGAGCTTTGCGGGACTGGATCAATAGTGGCGTCTACCGGAAAACACCATTTAAGGACTTCGACAGGCGCGATCGGCACAAGAAGCAGCGGCAAATTGAGGAAATGCAGATAGCTATGTTCTAGGCCGAAGGCCCCTGAATCGACCGAATCCGCTTAGCCGAAGGCGGAGGCCGAGCCAAGGGAAAAGAAAAGAGAGGTGTAATGGGTGAGCAGCCATACATTCGTCGAAATGTTCGCCGGCATCG